TGGCATGAATCCAGTGACCACGGGCGGGAGAGTTTTTAGAAAACTTTGTTCCTGCTTGAGCAGTAATCATGTTCCAAAGCTTAGGATTAGCGGCTTCCCGATTTTCCGTTTCCTTTACTTCTTTACCTCTAATTAATGCCATATCAAATCCTTTTATAAATAAGGAACCTACCCCCGCCAGGTATGTTAAACGCCTGTAGAAAAACGGGGGTAGGAAACCTAATTAATCGTTTACGACTGAAGGGTTAGATGCTTTTTGATTAGCGCCGCTACGGAAAACTTCCTCAAAGCGGTTATCGCCATGGTCAGCAAATGCGCCAGCAGAAAATTCTGACAAGTTTGCTGGTGCTTCTACCCAAGCTGCTGAACCTACGTGAGCACGCTCGCGCATTGTTTCTTCAGCTGTCTTTGTGTGGACTGGCTTGTTACGGTTAGGACGACCTGCTGCAGGTTCGTATCCCTGCATTGCACCGTTAGTAAATTCCTGTGGAATGTCGGTGTCTGTTGCAAGACCTTCTTCAAAGCGAAGAGGGCCGCGTTGTCCTGGAGTTGCAGGGGACATCTTACGGTCGTAAGTGTTGCCTGGACGTTCAGGAAACTTTGGTGTTGGGGCAATTGCCATTTTTATTACTCCTTATAAGGGTTGAGGACCTCGTAGAAAAGTATCCTGCGATTTGAATCTAAAGTCAGGCTAAAGTAACGACTATTTAAAGAATGGAGAGCTAGAGACCTCAACCATAGGCATGGTTAAATCTAGGGTTAGTGCACAAGCAATAGCTAGGCTATCGGCGTAGTCATCGTGGGCATGGGCTTCATCTGGGGCATGGGCAAGAAAGTTAGGACCAGTAAACTTGGTTTCTAAATCTGTCATTTGTTGGTAAAACCGCTTCCAAGTACGTAACCGTCGTGTTTTTGCGTGAGCAGGCCAACCAACCATACGTCGGTCAATTAACGCTTTAAGGTGTTTCCAACGTTTTGATTGTTCTGGTTGGCTACTGCCAATTGAATGCACTTCGGCTCTAGGAAGTAACAACCGTAATCTTTGAGCAACTGCGTCACCCACACCGTTAGCGTCAACACCTACACTAAGTACATCGTAACTTCCAAGAAAGTTAACTATTTGAAAATACTGGTCTTCCCAGTCATCGCCTTGAATCTCTAACCAATTTAAAACTCTATGGTCGTAGTATCCAAACTCATCTGGCCTATCCCAGTCTACCCAGACAACCGTGACGACCGTCGAGTCCAATTTGCGAGCGGGGTCGATGCCGACCACAACTGGAGAACGATGCCAAGCTTTAACCAACTCTTGTGAGGTGTCTCCAAGTTCGTCCATGATTGTGGATGTGACAAACATCCCTCTCTCCAGCAACCATTTACAACAGTAGGACATTTGGAATTCATCTGAGTCCTCTCCAATACGAAGCATCTCTTTTTTAATAAACTTTGCATAGTTAACGTTGCATTTAGATACATCTCGGTAATCCCACTCAAAGTGATTTTGCCTTGCTCGTGTTCCCGTTTGACGACGCTTATTTAACTGTATCGAACGATAAAAATTATTCTTATGAGTAGTAGGAGTGCCAGTCTTCACCATTGTTCCTGAGTAATACGCCAACATAGGTGAAATAGACTTAGATACCACAAAGTCGTCTGCTTCTTGGCACTCATCAATAACGATAAGATGGAAAGACTTAGATTCAATTTTAGCTCTAGGGTTAGCTGTCATCATCATTAAAGATGAACCAGAGTTCTTTAATTTAATCTGTCGTGTAACACCAGGAACTTTACCTAACGAGTCATCAATCTCTGGGTCACCAAGAATCTCAAGCGCTCGCTCTGATGTAAGACGATTAACAGTACGACCGAAAAGGGTTTCTACCTGACCTTCAACAGGAGCAAACATACCAATCCAAATACCATTTTCAAACTTACCAAGTAGGTCTGGGTACATTTTCGCAAGTCTTGGGAGAAGTACCATAAGTGTAGCTACAGTGTTAGCAATAGTTTCTGATTTACCTGACTGACGTGCAGCAAGTGCGGTTACTTCTTCACCATCATTAATAAGTACAGATTCAATAATGCGGCGAGCAAGCGGCATTTGATAGGGGTGAAGGGTGTGACCTACAAGAGCATCCATAAATTGAATGCAACGGTCAACTAGTTTCTTAACAAACTCTTTAGATAACTCATCAAGTTCTTCTTCCTCTTCTTCGGGAAGGGCGTCCTCGTCTTCGAGTTCATCCTCAGGGAAAAACTCTTCGTCATCTTCTTCTAAAACAATGTTGTTGTCCATATTAACCTTAGTTTAATAGAAAACAAAAAGCCTGGGCAGTTATACCCAGGACCTTTTGATGCCACCACACGGGGAGAGGAAGAGAGGCAGAACAAAGTTTAGCATAAAATCGACAAATAGATTTAACGGCTTTTCATTCTGGTGTGCAACTCGTTTACAACGGCATGCAAAGCTTCGGAACCTTGCAGGGCTTCATTTAAAAATACCATGTCTCTATTTTTAGAGTAAGACGATAGACATCTAGATATATCAATTAGGGCCTGTTCTGACCACATTTCTAATTCACCAGTAGGTATCTTAGATACACGTCTTGCCACTTTTTCAGAAAATGGTTTTACCCACGGCTTTTTATCTTTAAAAAAACTCATCATATGCCCCGTCCTCTGGTTTCCAGGCAGTTCGCCCTCTCATAGCTCCTTTTAATATCTCATCTACCCTTGCGTCATCATCAGGGTTAACGTTTGGGTTATTAATCCAAACCCCAAAATAGAAACCAGGGTTTGTAAATGGTACTCTAAAAACTAGGCATTTGCCTAAACGGTACGGGTGTTCAATTTCTTGGGTAGTTCCTACTTCAATTACAGGTAAAGCTTTCTTGTGCCAGTACCTTAGAGTTCCTCCGTATAGTGGTCCGTATGATTTCATCTTATTTTTTAGGTCCAAACAAGTAATCGTCTAAGGTGGGCAATCCTTGAATTTTATCAGATTTAGATGCGTTATCACTCATGCGTGTTTTAGCTTCTGTAGACATCGTGTCTAAGTTTGCAGGTCCCATATCAGACCAAGTGTCTAAACCAGATTCTTTTAGGTATTTTCCAGTAGATGAAGAGTTTTGAAGTCCTACCCATATTTGTGTAGGGACGTTTCTATATTCCCACCAAGTGTTGTCTCTAAAAACAACATACAGGGTCCTAGAGTTAGCGTTATAACCAATACTCTTTGCTCGCGGTCTTGGTGGGTTACTGGTAGGAGCTGTTTCTAGTTTAGTACCAGCTTCAGTAACGTCTTTTGGAACTCTAGAGTCAAAGTCGTTTTTTCTTTGTAATTCGTCGCTAACCTCTTTAAAGCGAGAAGATATTGTCTCTTTTTGTTTTTTTGTAGCCATTATTCCTCACAGCTATGTAACTGAGTCTCAGTCTCTAAAACACGTGCAAAACAACGAGCGCAGCGAAGATACTTAGGTGGGTTGTAATTATTTTGAGCAGTAGCGCCTAATTCAAAGTCTGAGCCATCCTCATCTTGAGGAGAGTCATAATCAGTAACTATTCGGGATTCCCTAAATAGTTCGCTTGGAAAAGGTCCTTGCGGGTTTACGACTGAATCTGGAACTGGATGAACTTGAACTGCTTGTCGTCTAGTTACTTTCATCCGCGGCTACTTCGTCCGCTTTTGGCTCTGCTTTTTTCTTTGCAGATTTATCAGCAGGCTTTTCATCAATAGCCTCTACTAATGGGAAGTGACCCAAGTTAGCGCGGTCACGAAGCCATGCTGGCAAACAAGTAGAGCAGTAGTTAACTGGGTTTACGCCAGGGTCAGCGCAGGTATAGTCTGCATTAGTTTCACAGTTGTCGCATTTTACGTTTGCCATAATATCCTCCTAATAGTGGGAGGCGGAGTTACCCGCCTCCCCTTATTCTACTTAGTAGAGCCGATTCCGTACGCCTTATCCTTAGGATTTAGCGCTTTAGCAAGTGGACCGACTAGACCAGCAATGAAAGCATTTAGCAGAGTCTTTGGGTCTGTGATGCCGCTCATGTATAGAGCAGCGACTGACGCAGCTGAAGCACGTAGATAGGTGCCAAGAGCTGAGATAAGTTGTTCTTTATTCATGTTTCTCCTTTTATCCCTATGTGTGTGGGGATAGTAAAAGAGTACTCCTACTTTTCGGTTTCGTCTAGGTGCTGTGTAAAGCGACCCTCAAGACGAGCAATAGAGATGCGTAGGTCTACCATCTCAGTGTGAATTTTATTTACGGTATCTTTCATCGAGCTGCCTCCGTTGGGCTTAAGCTCGTGTACAAAATTCTTTAGGTATGATTTTAATACCCATGATGTGGCTGTAATAATTGCTGCACCAAAAGCTGCAAATCCAGCTAATGTGCCAGCCCACTCTGCTAATGACATAATATACCAATCCTAGTTTAAATTTGATTAGCGCGTTATGTCGTCCATATGATAAAAACAAGCGTGATGTAATACATAATTAAATAGGTAAATACCCCATTTGTCTCATTAAAATAAAAATATTTAAATTTTTCTGTTTGCACTTGACTTACCCTGTAAGGCTGTGGCAACCTTGTAGGTGATAAGCCACCAGTGATGGTGGCTTTTCGCACTGAGAGGAGCAATCAAATGCTTAATATCAGAATCAATCTAACAGTTGATTTAAAGAAGGTAGGAGCAGCTGTAATGGCAGGGTTTTTAATCTTGTCACATATAGTTACCCCAGCATACGCACTAAGCAGTACAAAGGATGCCGAGCAGAAATTCTTGGTAGCCAATGAAAAGCCTATAACCGTATCGCTTTCCCGCCTTAAAGTAGTAACAACAAAATCAGCAGCCAAGGCCGCCTTGGCAAGTGACACCGTCAAATACTTTGACGCTGAAGCGCTCGCTTTTCTGACCGTCTATACAAAAGATTGGTCAATTGGCGAATGGACATGTCTCCGTAACCTGTGGACTAAAGAGAGCCACTTTAACCCTAAGGCTTTAAATAAGTCTTCTGGTGCTTACGGAATTGCACAGTTCATGCCCTCAACGTGGGGCAACTACAAGGTAGAAAAAACAGAAAGTGCACAACTTCAAATAAAATACGGGCTTCGTTATATTGAAAAAAGATATGGGAGTGAAAATGAGCCAAATGGCGCATGTAATGCTTGGAGATTCTGGCAGAATAACAAGTGGTACTAACGCACCAAATTTTGACGGTACCCAACCCTGCAAAGGAATGGATACTGAGATGTTTTTTCCAGCCCCAGAACGGTTATTGGAATCCAAACGGTTTCTAAAGACAGTCTGTGGGAGTTGTAGCTTTCAAAACCCGTGCTTACAGTGGGCGCTTGATAACCAAGAACTTGGTATCTGGGCGGGCACTGACGAGAAAGACAGACATTCGATAAAAAGACGAAAAATTTAAATAAAAAAGCCCCAGCCAATTGGCTGGGGCTTTTTGCTTGGGAGTTTAAGAAACTGCCGCAAATGGTGTGATTGTGATTGTAGCTGTTGTAGCAATTGTTGCAGCGCCTGCTGCTGTTGACTGAGTCTTGATTGTGCCAGCAACACCTGAAAGACCAGCAACAGAAAGACCTGATGTTGATAGTGTTCCTGAAGTTGTGGTTGTGTAAGAAACAGTGTTTGTAGCAACTGCTGTAACTGTGTAGGTACCGTTAAGTACATCATTTGGAGCTACAAGAGATGCAACTGTAATCTTTGTGCCTACTGGGTACTTAGCACCAGAACCTGCTGAGGTAATTGTTGCTGCTGTGCCTGTACGTGCAACTGCTGTAATTGTTGAAACTGCGTTTGTTGCTGCTGCTGCAGTTGTGATGTTAGCTGCTTCGTAACCAGCATCCTTAAGCTCATCAAGAGCTACTGCTAGTGTGTCACCAAGTACTGAAGGTACGTTGATGTAGCCGATTCCAGCGCCATCAGCTGCTGTTAGAGCAGTTGTTAGCTGAACCTTGCCGTACTGGCCTGTGATAGCTCCACCATTAGCTGCGTTAGTTACTGTAAAGCTAAGTGCGTTAGCTGTAGCAACTGTTGCTGCTGAAAGGTTGTAAGCGCCGATTGAAAGGCCTGTAATGTTTACAGAGTCTCCAACTGCAAGGCTGTTCTGTGATGTGTAAGTAACAGTTGTGCCGTTACCTGAAACTGCTGTGATGATGTAATTGCCTGTACCAGCTGTAAATGCTGGGAATCCTGACCAACCTGCTTCTGCGTTTGCGTGGTTGTCAAGAGCTGCGTCTAAACGGTCAGCTGCTACACGTGTAGTAGCTGCCCAAGCGTAATCGCCTGTTGAGCCGCCGATGTTTGCTGGGGTCACTGCCGCAGCACGGTCATCATTTGGCTGCATAGGGAAGTTACCCCATACAAAGTCAACGGCTTGCTGACCTGATGTATCTGTTGCCATTAAAAGTACCTGTTTTCTCTAGAGTGGTAATTACGCCTGATATCGGGGGCGCTATCACTATTCTCCAAGAGGATTTACCTATTGTCAGGCGAAACTCGGGGTTTTACTCAAACCAATTGACTACCGTATAACGCAAGCCCTCAGTCACTGGATATATCTTGTGATTATAGACGTAATTGGCAGCAAAGAGGATAGCCATATTTGCCTTAGGTTTAATCTTTAATCCAAAACGTGGGAACTCAATCTCCCCACCCTCATAGTCATCATTGAGGTAGTAAGAGATGGAAAAAGTTCTAGGCATGCTCTTATTATCGTCTACGTGGTTTTCAAAATGATGGCCTTTACCATATTTTAAAATTTGCCAGGATTCCCCCGTAGCATACGGTTGGCACCCATGACTAGTAGCGTAATCTAAAATAGTTGGCTGCAATTTTTCATTTAAAAGGTCGTGTACTTGAACACCTGCTCCAAAATTAGCGTTTCTTAAACTAGGGTTTCTATCAAAACCGTGCAGCCCAATAGTTTCAACAACTCTTATATCGGTGTTAACTTTATAAGAACCAGTGCTGGTATCACCAACATTTCCAATAGTACCAAGTTGCCAAGCAAGTTGTTTTATTTCTACAAGGCCTTCTATGTCACTTATAAAACTTTGTGGGTTCTCCATAACATCGTAATAAGCCCAAATACCTGGGGCTAGCTCTTCGCGGTTAAATTCCATTATTGTGCTACCTCTACTTGACCCCATTTATGCAGAGGGCACTCAGCTTTAGCTAATTTTGATTTTTCTGGCATAAAACAGCCGCATTTTTTACATTGTTTAGTAAGTCCAATTAACTCTGGGCATGACAAGCACATGTCGTACCTAGTTTTTTGAATTTCATCTGAAACACGTTCAACGTTTGGATTTACTAAATCCCAAGGTCTTGTTTCACCAAGGTTTTTCTTCCATTGTTTCCAAGGACTTAGCTTACCCTCTTCAGGCGTTGTCATATTCTGCTCCTTATTGTTGTCTTGGTCTTACAAACCCTATACCGTCGTGAGTCCAACCTTCTCCAATATCTTGGTTAGGCATAAATTCAATAACTTTAGGATTTGAAGACATTCCAGCTAAAATCATCTCTACTTTTTCATCTGATGCGCCTTCAGTATCTTCGCTATCAAAAGTCCAGACCATAAAAACGTCACCTTCAGCTACAAATGCAAATTTACGCTTCATTTATTACTCCTTTGCTTAAAGTATACAGTATTAGATACATCCGATAACTCTCCAGATACCGCCAGCTGCACGACATTGACATGCCTGTCCACATGTAGGGGTAGAAGGGGATGTAGGAGTACCTTCTGCCCCGCCTACGGTTGTAGCACCTACGGTTGTAGTGCCAACGGTTGTAGTGCCAACGGTTGTAGTGCCAACGGTTGTAGTGCCAACGGTTGTTCCAGTACAAGAGTTAGTACACTGGCAACAGCCTCCACAGACAATACCAACACATGCTCCATCACAGTTATAGGTTCCTGTATACCCACACCCCGCAGAGTAGGTTCCGCACACGGTTCCAACTAAGTCTGGTCTAGCACAAACAGGGCCGCCACCCACGGTTCTTACACAGCCGCAACTTGCATTACAATATTGAATTACCGAACCAAATGAAATTAGCCCACCAGGACTACACGCTATCTGGGTTCCATCAGAACATACCTGAGCTCTCTTTTGATAATAACCTGTATAAGAGTCTTCTCCGTTACAGGTAGGTGCAGTTACTGTTCCAGATACATCTTGGCAAGCTCCGCAAGTAACAGAAGAACCTACAGTTACGGTGCCGACAGTTGTGCCTACAGTTGTGCCTACAGTTGGTGGAGGAGTTGGTGCTACATATAACGTAGGAGTAAGTGTTGGTGATGGGGTTGAGGTCAATCCAGGGCCGTTTGCATTAACCGCTTGTACAGTAAATGTGTAACCCCTATTAACCTCTAAACCAGAAAAAGTGTAAGTTGTTGAGTTATTACCAGTACTAACGACAGCCCCAAAACTTGGAGTAATTGTGTAACTAGTAACTGCAGAACCCGCATTTGGTGGTGCAACCCAACTAAGAGTAAGACCACCACCATTTTTTAAATCATTTCCACTAAGGCTTGTTGGAGTCCCTGGAACTGTGGTGGCATCAACTGGACCAGCTTCGGTAGAGTCATCAGAGTCATAAACTAAATTTCTAGCTTTTATTTTAAATTTATATTGCTTACCAGATTTTAAACCTTCAATAACAAATGTAGATAATGAAGATGAAATAGTTGAAGTTACGGTGTTTGAGGCGTCTGTTGCAGCAGCGGTAATAATGTACTCAGTAATTGGTAATTTTCCCGTGTAATCGGGAGCATTAAATGTTAAATAAGCAGCGCCATTGTCAAAGCTTCTACCAGAACCAGAATCAGATTGTGACGTGATTATTGGTGCAGTAGGCTTAGTTTTCCTCTGGGAATCCCCAGTTCCAGGAACTAATGGCATTAGGCACTCAAATCGCCAAGTAGCACCCAAGTATTTTCTGCAAGTTTCATAAGAGTTGCAGCAGACCATGTAGCTCTTAATTTAGCTCCAGGTGATGCATTAACACTTACGCTTCCTGATACTCCTTGAAATACAACCGCACCAGCAGCTCCTCGCACAAAGTGAATCTGTGAGCCTAAAGGAAATGCTTGAGATGCGTTTAGGGGGACTGTTACTGTAACAGTAGCGCTTGTGTTAACGCAGTAAAAAACTTTGTTTTTATCAATAAGAGTAAGTGAAAAGCTTTCAGCTTTTTGTTCTACAGTATTATCAATAGGAACAGCAGAAATAGAGCCAATAACATTAGATGCGCTAATTGTTCCTGTGTAAAGACCAGTTGGGGTAACCGCTGCTAGAACTTGGTTAATCTCTGAACGCCACTCTTGAAGTGCCGCTGATTGACTGCCTAAGCCTTTGATTACCAAACCATTTGTGTTTATGTTGGTAGGGATAATAGTGTTGTTAGAATCAGCTGTTTTTCTAATATACTGCGTATGAGAATCAGCAACAACGCCAGTTTCTATATTTGCAATACGTGCAGTTACAGTTCCAAAAGCAGTTGAGGAAGCATTAAAAGTACCCGATGAGTTAGCGGCAGAAGATTGGTTTGGGCTAGCTCCAAGAATAGTTTCAATTGCTACAATTTCTTCTTGAACGGAGTTTGGGTGGGAAGCGTCTACGGTATCTGTAACGTTTGATTTGGTAGTAAATACCTTAACGGAACCTGGATATGATGCTGTCATTGTAGGCCTCTCTAATTCTGTGACTCCCCATTAGGTCCCCTGCCTGGACTGGCAAAAACACTAATGGACGGCTTTTCTTTATCTGTTAAAAACATCTTTCTTAAGCCAAAGCGTGAATCTTTGACCGTAAGAGGCTTTGTAACAGCTTGTTTGAAATCTAGTAATCTCATGGAGACCACCTATTCCATTGCAATGCGTGTGTTTCTTTTCCTTTTATAGGAGCAGTAACACGGGTAAGTTTATCTCTAAACTGACGACTTTTAATGCCTTTTACATCTGAAGTTACGGAAGATTTTATTTCTGCGGTTATCCCGACCTTTTTACTCTTCTTCATTATTCCAACTTAACTGCTGGACCAAATTTAGTTTGAACCAGAGGAGTGGTTTCCCCGCCTTTGTCTACAGAGTAGAACTGTTTCCCGACTTTAGGACTTTTGGGAGGTTTTGGAGCACGTGGCCCACTCTCGCGTTTTGCTCCAGGGGGTTTAGGGGTTCTAGATTTTTTAGATTTTGGAGCGCCAATAGAACGCGGTGCTCTTGAAGATACTGATGGTTGCGTCTTTTGAATAGGACTTGAAGGAACAAACGTTCTGCTACTTCCAGTTCTTTTAGCTGCGGAGGTTGAAGTTGTTTCTTCAACAATCTCGGCATCGTAAATCTTAGGCTCACGAGAGCGAGGAGATTGTGGGGACTTTCCGTCAGTTCTTGAAGCTTTAACTTTTTTAGGCGCAGCTTCTTTTGCAGCTTTAGCTTTTTCATTTGCAATTTGATTAGGTCCCTTAAGCTTTGGGGATATCGTTCTAATTTTGCGAATAGTCGGAAAGACAGCCTTTTTTGGAGCGGAGGACAAAGCCTGAGCTCTTAATACATTATCTGAGGTAGCCTGGACTGATTTACTCATACTCTGATTGTAGGTGCTTTTCTTCGCACATTCTTGCTAAATCAGGGACTACGTAACGCCTATTGCATAAAGCGCAGGTCCAGCGCTTTAACCGCTCTTTATCATCCACGCTCTGCCCACCACATTCCAAGGGCAGTAATAACGACTAGCGTTACTAAAAATACCCCTTGGAATGTAATGTGAGTCAAATAGTACATTATAGGAATTTAACCAATTCAGCCCAAGTCTTAGGGCCAATGATTCCATTAGAGTCAACTACATCGTGGTTATCTTGAAAACCAATAACTGCTTTCTTTGTAGCTGGGCCGTAATCTCCATCAGCTAGAAGACCAAGGGCACGTTGTACCACTTTAACGCCTTCGCCTTTATCTCCTGGACGAATCTGTCCTGGAAATGCTGGAGCTTTAACTTTAGGGATTGTTGCTGTTACTTCGTTTCCATTGTAATTAGGACGACCCCAACCAACAATTGAAACCATAACTTTCTTTTTGTTAGCCTTGTAAGCGCGAATTTGTTCGCAAACTTCGCCGCCATTGCGTTGGCTTCCTTTTTTCTTAGAAGATGTGTTTCCTTCTAAAGTGGTTACTACGCCATCAGAATCAATACCTTTGCAGATACCTACGTGAGAAATTCTATCGACGCCGTCTCCTGGGAAATCAAAATACAGGATATCTCCTGGCTGTGGTGATTGACCGCAGTCAGCTTCGAACCATGTGCCCATCTTCTTAAAAGCTGCAGCACCTGCCACTGTAGAAACAGTATTAGGAACCTTAACCCCAGCCTGGTTGGCACACCACATTACGTAGCTGCCGCACCATGCTAAGAAGTTAGCTTTTGTAAAAGCGCCGTACTTTGTCTCATTATCTTTAGGACCTTCAATAGTCCCAACTTCTTTTTGTGCAACTTCAATAAGAGCAGCTGCTGTTCCTTTTTCCGCCACTTTAACTCCTAGTTATAGTCTGGGTCGTTTTCTTTTTTATCTTTTGGTGCAATTGTAATTGCTGTACCTGATTGATTAGCTTCAACCTGTAGGTCAGCTGCTGTCTTAGAATTTACATCAACTGCAGCAAAAGCTGAGTTAATTTCATCTAATGAAAGTCTGCCATCATTCATAAAGCCACGTGCAAGCTTCTCTACGACTGCGGCAACTGCTGTAAGTCCAGCAACTGTTACTGCCTTTGCTACTGAGATGCCAGCAATAGAACCAGCACCAATAACTCCTAAACCGCTAGCTGCAAATGTTGCAACGATACGAAGTAAAATATTACCTGTCATTTTCATTATTCATCATCCTTTGGGTTTCTTAATGGATATGTAATTGCCCAAGCGATTAAAGTTGCAATAATTGCGTACCCCACAACGGTCTTAGCGGAACCATCTAGTACCACCCATGCAATGAACATGCCAAGCAGTGTCCATAGTTGGTCAATCATGTCTCTAATTACTCTCATGGCTTACGTCTCCTATATCCTGATTCGCCAGAGGCGCCTCCGCCTCCAGAACTTCCTCTACCGCTTGAACCACCAGTGCTTCCACCAGCAGCTCCTGCAGCAGCGCCAACAGCATTAAGTGCGGCGCCACCAGCAATAACGGCAGCAACTACCATTTTGGTTGCTTCTTCACGTTCTTCTGTGGACATATCAGCACCGATACTTCCAAGTGCTTTAAGGGCTTGACCAGGGTCATCAAATATTGCGCCAATTAACTCCGCTGGGTTCTCTAGTAGCACAAGAGCTGCGGCAACGTCTGCTGTAATTATAACTTCATTACCGTTTTCATCCTGCCTAACCTCTACAGGAGTCTCTGGTGGAAGGTCCTGATAAGCAATTCCAGCATCTTGAATCTGCTCTTTTGTAAGAGTTTCGCCTGGAGCTACAGATTCAATAAGGGCTTCTGCCACAAGTTCTTTTTCGGCAGTAGTAAGTTTGCCATCTGCTGATAGCGCTTCAGATAATGCAGATACTTCTTCTGCAGTAACTTTTCCATCTGCGTTTAAAGATTCTAAAATAGCAACAGCATCAGAGGCAGAAAGTTTTCCATCAGCTAAAGCGTTGTCTACAGATTCTGTAACAGCCTCTTCAACAGTTGCAGGAGGCTCCTCAACAGGTGTAGTCTCTACTGGTGGCTCTTCTGCAGGAGGCTCTTCTGCAGGCGGCTCCTCTGCAGGAGGTTCTTCTGCAGGTGGTTCTTCAACAGGAGGTTGTGATGGTTCTTCTATCGGATTTTGTGGCTCTGGCTCTAGTGTCGGTGGTTCTTGTGGTTCTTCCGCAGGTGGCTCGGCTTCCACAGGAGGCTCCTCGGGCGCTACGGGTGGCTCTGAAGGCTCTTCCACGGGTGGTAGCGGCTCTGTGGGTGGTAATGGCTCTACTGTGGGTGACTCAATAGATGGACTTTCAGGACTTGTCTGAGGAGGAGTGGTTGGAACATCGACAGAAGGAGACGGTGGAGTTTCTGGAACTACAGGCGCAGTTGGCGTTGAAGAAGAAGCAGCTTGTTGAGCAGCAGCTTGCTGAGCAGCTAAAAGAGCAGCAGCAGCAGCAGCATTTTGCTGAGCTTGCAACTGAAGCTGAGCGGCAGCATACTGAGAAGCAGCAATGGAGACTGTCGTAGTTGCTGTCTCTAATGCAGTCTTGGCTTCATTTGCTTTTATAATTGCAGTATCTGCTAGTTGATTAGCGGTAGTAACTGCTGCACTAGATGTTGATTGGAGGTTAGTTAATGTTTGAGTTTCTGTTGTTAATGTGGACTGAGCTGTTGCAAGTACTGTCACTGCTGTTGTTTTCGCTTCTGTAAGCGTTGCAAGAACGGCAGTATCAGCAGTAAGAGTTGTTTGAGCAGTTGCTAAAGTAGTTGTAGCGGTTGCAACTATGGCTTCTTTTTGAGTATTAGTTACTGCGGTTAGTTGAGTTAAAACTCCGTCTTGTCTAACACCGCTTCTAGGCCCACCGTATACAACAGTGCTTCCAGACATGGTTCCTATGCCAGTCCACTCACCTGTTGCTGGGTTAACTGTCATATCCCAGTTTATATTAGTAAGAGGGCCTTGGCTATCTCCCCATTTATGCACATCCCAATCCACACTTAAAGTGGTCTCTGTTGTTGTAACGGTAATTTTTGCATCTTTACCACTGCTCATAAAATCAGATTGAAATACATAAATACCATTTGGTTTCATATTAGGCCAGTCCCAGTATGTGTAATCTTTTCCACCAAATGAAATAATTCCTTTAGGGCTTACATATATCTGACTTGCGGTACCTTGTCCTTCAAATACTGTTGTTCCCATTTTAATATCAAACGGGGTTGTTATTTTTGCAGCGTCATCTCCCATTGCTGGAAGAACTGTTGTTGTAACAGTAGGAACGGCTGGGGCAACTGGGGCTACATAACCAGGTGTTGTATAGGTAATAGCGTTAGCGGGTAGCGTAGTTGCTACTTGTAAAGCAGTTGTGGCTGTTGCTACTGCAGCTGTATCTGTTGCTACTACCGCTGTTTGAGAATCCATTGCGGTTATTGCAGTTATAACAACCGCTGTGGCTGAATCCACGTTAGTAACGGCTTGCGTTACTACTGCTGTTTGAGAGTCAACGGCTTGAATTGTTGCAGTTGCACTGTCTACGGCTGTCTGAGCAGCAGCAATAGCCGTAGTAGCTACTTCTACTTTGGTAGTAGCTGTAGTAACTGCTTGAACTACCTCTGGAACCGCAGCAACAGCTTGTGCTATTGCTGGAGTAGGTAAGAGTGTAGCGACAGCTGTTTCTGCATTAGTAACTGCAGTCTGTACAGTAGCTGTAGCAGTATCAATTTTTGTCTCAATAGTTGCAATAGTTACTACTGGCTCAGCGGTAGTAGCTGTAGAAGTATCAGAATTGTTTGGAGTAGGAGTCACCCCCTGCTCGGTGGCAGGCTCTTCAGCGTAGGCAGATTGTTGCCCTAATAAATAAAGAAATAATGTAAGGAATAATGCTGCGAATAAACGCAGTGGAAGAATGTTATCTTCTCTCTCCTAATAGGTACTTCTATTGTATAAGATTTAAATAATTATTAGGGTCAAAGATACTTACAGATTTAACTTTAAGAGAATCAAAATTGTTTTTTGCGTGGTGACCGCAAAACATTAGCTCACCATTAAGAAAAGTAACGACAATTTGTGCAGCTGCGCTGCAAGCGTCACATCTGTCCTCCAGAGTCAGCTCCCGCTGCTGAGTCTGAGCTACTGTTGTCATTATGCTCTCCTTCGGTTGTCTGTCCATTGTGAACACTTCCACCACCAACCCCACCCCAATAGGCGGGCCAATAAGGAACAACTATACCGCCAACTCGTAAACCTAGTTGGCTATTTAAATTTATATGTTTGTGTTGAGCGTGTTTATTTTTTTTCTTTGTCATTATGTTCTTTCTCATAATGACTTGCCATCTCGTCCTGTGATTCAGATGTCCAAGCGTAATTTGGGTCTTCACCACCATCATAGGGGTCTTTGTTCTCGTTCTTCTTAGGATAGTGTGAACGGTCATAATTAGCAATAGTTCCACCAGCAGCTAAATGTGCACGACGACGAGACCTTTCATCAGGAAACTGAGCTTCATTTCTCTTGTCTACGTGTTCTTCAGCCATTATTACTTACCTTTCTTAGCTGCTTTTTTAGCACGAAATTCTTTTTTATTAGGCAAACCTAAATCTTTAGAGATTTGAGAGCGACCTTCTTTAGTTGCAACGTCTTGAGTTGGACCCCCAGGTCGGGTACTAGCTGATGCTAATACTCCCCAATTTGGTACACCTTCTGGTTTTAAGTGGTCAGGTTTTTTATTGTGACCCTCAAATAATCTACCAGTAGAAGCAACGTTTTTTATTACATCTTGTGGGGTTCCCGCATAGGTACGCATTGAGCCTGCTTTAGTACTCCAATTACCTACAGGACCTACGGGAGCAATAACTGTAGTACCAACTGCAGCAAATTGATTTGCATTACGTTTATCTACATGTTCATTAGCCATTATATGCCTCCTAGGTATTTCTTACGATTTTCTGCAAAATTTGCTTGACGGGTAGCCGCCTCTTTTACTTCAGGTGTTGCTTTTTCCATCGCTTCAGGGCTTTGACGAGCTTGAGTGACTTGCCACTGAAACTCTTCTTCACGTTTAGATGCAGGGTCCTGATGACGATTAATCATTGTTTTCCCTTTTTTAATTTATAATTGTTTAAATTAGTTACATTTTTAGGTAAAGCTCTATCTTGTGGAAGCTTACCCATATCTTTTAAAACAGCAATATCGCCACCGCGTACTGAAACATTATCTAGTTTTGAAACTGGGCTTTTTAATGTACGTAAAGCTGACTCTAAATTACCAGGTTTATAATCTAAAGATTGAGTAAAGGCTTCCATAGCCAGTGGGAATTGGTCTTCCCCTTTGCGGTAAATAGGCATTATTTTTCATTCTCCTTCTTGCCTGCACGTCGCTTATTCTCTTTAGCAGTGTTCTTACTGCGTGAGATAGCGCGGAGGTTTCCCTTGGAGTCATTATTGTGGTTATTGTCCTTATGGTCAACAGTTGTGTCCTTAGACTTAATCTTGCCATTCTTAGACTCATAATCAGCACGGGCTTTGTTCTTAGATGTAGTAACCCACTTATCGCCTACTTTTTTCTTATAGACGTAGATAGGGCGTCCACCATTTTCTTTAGAACCTTTGTACGGTCCAAACTTCTTTGTCTCAGCCATTAACAATCCCACTTTCTACGTGCTTTGTTCAAGCGACTGTTAGGGTCTTTAGCTGCGCTTGGAAATTGTCTAGCTTGTCCAGCTGAACGTGCACAGTATGACTTACGTCTTGCTGCAGACTTAGGAGACTTCTTAGCTTGTTCTGATGATACAGGGGGTTTAAGGTTATGCCCTTCTTTTTTAGCAGAAGCACGACCTTTTGCATTTAGTCCGCCTTCTTTGTTTTGTCCTTCTTTACGTTGCCAAGCTGGTGTTTTAGCCATTTTTCTTGTGCCAATCCTTAGTAGCTTTTATGCCTTGCTTAATAGTCTTAGCGCCAGCTTTCTTAGTCAAGTTAATCTTATCGTACTTGTCTTTTTTTCCTGCATGGTCGACAATAACTTCACCCTTTTTATTTTTCTTAATGGTGTGCTTTTCTCCAGCAGCTTTTATTGTCTTAGCCATTATTAACCTTTGTAAGAAGAAGTCCAGTTATCAATGGAGTTGCCTTCGCCACTACCGTCTTTGCGACCTTGAACCATGTTTTGTACACGGCCTTCAACGCCTGCTACTGCTCCGCGCTTTGCTGCTTGACCTACTGCAGAGCCGCCAACTCGTGCAACCATTGGTGCCAAACGTGCAAGTATTCCTGCTGCTGCTGCCATTTTTTTACCTCGTCTTCTTATTGAGCGATTTGTTTAAAACATCAGATGCTTGTTCAGATACATTGTATCTTCCGTATGTTGGACGGGGACCCGCAAACATACCAACATTGGTATTTCTAAATTCATTTACGCGACTTCGCTTCGACGAAGGGGTTTTTTTGGTGGTTACACCCTTTTTAAACCCTGCACGTTCTGCGCGGGACTTACCAAGGGCTGCGTCTTCCATTAGTCTACAATCTGGTCTCTGCATAGGCAGTTGCATTCGTCAACGATGCAAAGACCATGCTTAACTTCATGCTTACATTTTATACAAAATCTAGTTATTGTCATTCTTTTTATTTTCTCCCATCCAACCAGGGCCTGCAATTAGCTTAGGTCCCTTACGTTCTGTTCCAGAGTTTCCAAGAGCGATTGCTTCATCTTCATGCTTTGTAAGCTCGGGGGAGTCGGGTTTTGCTTCTACACGTAAACCTTTACCAAGAACATCTTTAGTTGTACGAAATACATCTAGATTGATGACTCTTTTTGGGTCGCGGGCTCTATCTTTACTCATACCTAAAAGTATCCCTTATTTGGCTTTTATAGTAAGGATATACTCCGAATAGGCAATTAAAAGCATGTCAATTAGCTGACTAGCGTTATCAGGGTGTTTTTCTTTAAAATGCTCTCTCCATGATATAGCGTCATATCTGAGTGAACCACACCCATTATTTACATCTGCTATAAGCATTTTGGCGCAGCGTTGTACTCGGCTAGGTACATCCATATTATCTGCAAGCCAATCCATGAAGTTCATGAATGAAGGGTACTAAATAGGAGAGTCTAAAACCTCATCAACTGAATCATCAATTGTTCTGCTGTGTTCCTTGGAGCAGCTGCCGCATTCCTTGCACATTGGATAAGTCTAACGTATCCATGGGATGTAATTCTGCTCGAGGTACGTACCATGTGGTTGCGTTATAGATGAACTCTGGTTTTTTGCACTCGTGTCCATAGGCCCAACCAAGTGCAACGTATGGTGGCATTGTGTATGGCGGGGTTTCCATCTTGGTTCGAATTGCAAGACCTCCACCAATAAGAACATAAATCTGGTCATCATCATCTCTACGTGTCATACGTAAGCGACCTCTGCTACTTTCCGAGGCGCAACATGGTGCGTTACACCCCTGTGGAAATGTGTAGCGGACCTCAAAACCATCTACATCTAACTCTGTCTTAAACTTGTTGACATGCGGGGTGAACTCTTTAATACCAATCATTCGGGCAAAGGCTAATTCGCTACCTGCACAGATGGTATGTTGCAGCATCTCCCAGTGGTCGCCTTCATAGTAGTTTACGTTACGTTCGGGTTGCCCAAACATCTCTGCTTGACGCTCGTAGCCAACTTGGCATACAAGGGCTACCTCTTCTACTGTAAGGGAGTAGGTCCACATCTTAAAATCCTCTCTGATGGCATTGAAGGGTAAGATACTCTACTTTTTGTCCGCGTGAGAAATTGGCAGCGGTTTTCGCGGGGTAGCCGTCCAGAAGGACTTGGTGTACGCCTAATCGCTTAATCCTCTTCTTTAGGACAGCTCCTTCTTTCCTCTCCTCTGCATACATTCCAAGATAGAGAATACCTAGTATTAAAGCCTCCTCGGCACTGTCAGCAATCCCCTCAATCAGCTCCCAGACTAAATCATCAATCTCAGGCCCAGCCATTTCATAGACCCTGCAGAACTTGTCGTAGGCTACTGCCTTGTCTTTCCACTTACTCATTTTCTCGAAGTACCACTCATCTGTAGGAGCAAACCTTGAACCGTCCCCCCGCTCTACATAGACACAATAGTCATCAAAGCTCCCACGACCCATTAATAATCGCATCCCCCGCAATTCCCACATGATTCGCATACCCGCATCATAGGCTACTGCCTAGCAGTTGCACAACTTCATTTTATTAAGGTAGTCTCTTTTTATGAGAGTAGCACCGCAATCGATTGAGGCTGGCAAACGAAACTTTGCTGAAGCCACTGCCCGAAGAAAAGCCGCTCTTGAACCTCGTCGCGCAGCTGAGCAGTTAGCCAGAGAAGAACGCCAACGCCTTATTCTTATAAAAAGGCTACATAAAGCTATAAAACGATATGCCAAGGCCAAACAAAGAGAAGAACTTAGTACCCAGCATGGAGTCGTAATAGGCGACTACGGTAGATGTAAAAAAGTTAATGGAACTGCCTGCACCCCCTGCAAAGAAATTGCAGCAAAATATGTACGTGACCTGTGGCATTCAGACCCTAAGTACAAAGCTAAAGAAAAAGAGTGGTATAAAAACAACCCCGACAAAAGGCACAATAACAAAAACCGACACCGTGTTAAAGGAGGTAAACATAGAGCCTACACACGGAATCAGATTATTAAGCGCGATGGTACTGACTGCTACCTTTGCAACACCCCTCTTGACTTTAACGCAGCAACCCACCAAGGACAGCCTGGATGGGAGCTATACCCTCATATTGAACACGTAATACCCCTCGTACTTGGAGGCGATGACACGCTAGAAAATGTAAAACTAGCACATGCAAAATGTAATATTGAAAAAGGAATTAGGCTACTGCCTAGCAATATAAGCACTACTCACGCCTAAACACTGGTGGCTTTTGTTACTGGCGAGTAACTTAATGGGGGGGGTCGTTTATAACAATTAGATAACAATGAGCGACACGCCGTGTCTATCTATTGCGTATCTCTTGCGCTTAGCCTAAGTTTATCCATGAGCAAGGGGCTCACTTATCGGGAAAGGATAAGAACATGGCACAAGTTATGAACATCTCAACCGCCCTAATCGGCACACTACATATATCAGACACACGCACACGCAACGGACGACCACTAGCAGGAATCATCAAGCAAGCAGACCGCCGACCATCACACGACCGCGACGGACTTATTGCCTATGCTATCGAGTTCCGAGTTGATGACTCGCCATTAGATAAGCATTGGAGCACTCTCTATGTTCAGATAGACTCTGCTCCATCTACTGAGGGGGAGGACGAATAATGTCTAAGGAATTAGTATTGACCCCCGAAATGATTGACCTAATAAATGAAGCACTCCAGAGCCCAGACTCCCACGAGTATTACATCAACAGCGAGGGCAACCTCGCAGGATATAGCCACGAGGTGACTATCCATGGCAACCGCTACACAGTTAGCGGGTCTGATTGTTCTAGTTGCGACGGCTCACATGTGAATTGCCACTATGTAGAACGAGTAACAAGCGACGCAGAAGAAGCGTTGGAAAACTTAGAAATTATCCGAAGCATGGAGGGGGAATAATGAACACATGTTCAATATGTGGAACAAAAGAAGGAATCGTGTTTAGTGGCGTGGATGCGTTCATATTAGGTTGCATGGATAGGATAGAAAAAATCTGCTATCCATGCGCTAACGAGGAAAGGGAGAAGGTAAATGCCTAGACTTAGAAAGCCCGAAGCAATTACTTTCAATGATGATGAGTTATATGCGCTCACGCGGCTTACAATGGGTTATCTTCCTAAGAAGGGTGGAAGGTGGAAACCCGACAGGCGTGAACTAGGATTAATAAAAGATGCATACCATAAGGTTGCTAAGGAACTTTGGGACCGCGCTGATGAACAACAGCGCATTGACAATGAACTACGCAGAATAGAGGAGGACTATTACGAGCCTAAGTATGACTAGAACTGAGCGCAGGTGGGAGCGCTCTCAATAAATAAACCACTAGTGAGCCCGCTAGACGAAGGCGACGGGCAAGGAAAGAAGTTTCCGATTAACAATACTATCCACAAAGGGCAGGCGCTTCCCCGCTTGCCCTTTGTGCTTTCTGCATTTAGCTGAAGAGTTTGTGTTGGTGGCTATGTGGCTGGCTGAGGGATACCGAAGCCGCCTAGCCACATAGCCACCAACACAAACACTCTCGGCGCGTCG